ATGTTTTGACTGTGGAGATAAGCTAACATCGTGGGAATTTATTTTCTGTGTTATGTGTGATGGAATGGAACAATACGAAATCTAAAAAAGTCCAGGGGATTTTAAAATTATCGTAACGACACGCCCGACAGCGTGGGCGCGGCTTATTCGAACAGATGTTCTATGAGGTAGATCACAAAAATACTTTGCGAAACGCCGTGTTTCAAGTTGCTTTTTGTCAGGGGTGGGGTGTAGTCTAAAGACATAAGAAAGGTTGAGAGTGAGCCTCTAGAGATAGAGCAAATAAATCTCAACACTAACAAAGGAAACAAAATGTTTTTATTCCACCTAAGAGATGTTCTACTATTCGTTGGTATCTTCTCACTACCTGCACTACTACTAGAATTACAATTACTAGTTATCGGACTAAACGGTATGAGTCCAACGGTTATGATAGTAACCGCCGTTATTGGTTTAGTATCTGCAATAGGTGCAGTAGTTATCGAAATGATTGAGGGGTAATAACAATGAATGAATTAGCATTTGAAAATATTACTAAAGTAAAATGTCTAACTTGCGGTGATAAATTAACGGCTTGGGAAGATACATACTGCATACTATGCGATAGTGACAAAGAATATGAAAATTTCTTTGAAGAAGATTTTTAGAATCTAAAATAAAATGGGCTCACTAATAAAAGGTGAGCTTTTTTTATAAATCATGCATCATACACATTAACAAAATATTCAGATTTTCTTCAAAATAGGATCTAGCTGCAAATATAAAAATTTTCAGAAAATGGGGGTATTGAATATATATCTCATTATGTGAGACAATATGTTACAATTAGATAACGAATAATTTAATATTTCAATGTTTGGTGGCACTCAATTTGACAAGTATTAAAAACGCAATTACACTATGAGTGCAGCGAATCAAAAAAGTTTTAGAAAAGTTGGGGGCAGGGGGATGAAAATTATTAAAAAACAAAGAGAGAAGCAAATGAATAATCAAGATTATATAAGATACATCTTCTGGATTGTATTAGCAGTAATTGTTGTATCTACACTCTCTGGTAGCTAAATTTTTATTTTTGAAGGGATAAAAATGTTTAATGCAAAAACAATAGATAATTTTATATCTATAGAAGAATCTAATAAAATTTTAGAATTTGTAAAAGGCATAGAACCATGGGAACAAGGTGGATCAGAGTTCTGGAGTAATAGAAGCTTAAATGCTATTAATATCTATAATGATTATGACAAAGAAATTGGGGAAATGTTATATGATATTCGTCAAAGAGTGGCAAATGCAATAAAAGACTCATATAACCTATCAGAGATATATCCAGATCTATTTCAAGTCATTCGTTGGTTTCCTGGAATGGAACAAGCCCCACATTGTGACGATATGACAAATTCTCCAGATCATGAAGAAGAACATATGCAATGGTTTAATCATAGAGAGTATGGAGCTATTGTATATTTAAATGATAATTACTCTGGTGGACATACATATTATCCAAATTATAATTTTGACATTGCCCCTGCCGTTGGAAAACTTGCAATACACCCAGGAGACCCAGAGCACCTTCATGGCGTATCTAAAATAGAAGATGGTGTTAGATATACCCTTGCCTCGTTCTGGACTCAGGATGAGAAATACTTTGATGGATGGGTTCTTTAATTGAATTATATCAATGATCCTGGTTTTGAGGTTCCTAAAGATAAGATCTTAATCATTCCCTTTTCTGGTAGAGATGAACAATATGATAGATATCCAGAAATTGTAGAATCTTTAAAGGGTAATATTAAAAGAGACTGGCTTAGTAACCATGCCTACTATTGTCTTCCCCTTAATATAGGAAATCAATATGGGTTTATTATCAAGGCGGCATATGATTTTGATGCAACCTGGGATGGATCCCTTGGAAACCCTAATGATATTCATATTAACATATATGAGCCAGGGGAATCCCTTTCCATGCAACAAGTTAGTCCAGGATTTGCTGAAGGTATCTTAACCATTCAAAATAACTTTCAATTTAAAACCCCTCCAGGAATTAACTTAATGACCATTGCTGCCCCAAACTTCTTTATTCCAGGAATGCAAGCAATGACAGCAGTAATTGAGGCAGATCAGATAAGACGAGACTTTTCCTTTAATCTAAAGCTAACCGATCCCAACAGGGTAGTTAGTGTTAAAAAAGGTGATCCTCTAGCTGCCTTTATTCCTATCCCTAGATACTTTGTAGAGGAATTTGAACTAGATACTGTTAATAAATACTTCTCAGAAGAGCTTATTAAAAATGAACAAAATGATGCAAATGAACTAGGTCGTCAAAGATTAAATGAAGATAAAGAAAAAGCACATTATTCAGGTAGAAAATATTTTAATGGAATTCACGCATTCGGACAAAAGTTCAAAGATCATCAAAAAAGAGTATAGTCTTCATATAAGGGAATATCTCTGCATATTATAAATACCTTCCATATATAACGGAGTTATAAGGTGGTAAGGGGGTATACTATTTCGCCGAATTTTGCGTTTTTAATTTGCGGATTTTTTGCGAATTTTTGAATAATGGTATAATTAAACATTATGGCAACAGTAACAATTGTTAGAACATCTAATGCAAGTCAGTTAAACTCTCTTCTTAGTCAGTCTTCTGCCTCAACTATATATTTAGCACAGGTATCAGCTTCAACCACATATCTTACACAGACATCTGCCTCAACCACATACTTAACACAAACATCTGCTTCAAGTGCTTATGCAGATAAATCCCTAGAGGCAACAGTGGCTGGACTATCTGTTACTCCAACTGGAGCAATTATTATGTATGGTGCAAGTGCAGCCCCTACTGGATGGTTACTATGTAATGGTCAGTCAACATCTGGATATCCTGCTCTTGCTGCAATAGTTGGTGCTACTGTTCCTGACTTGCGTGGTCGTGCACCTATTGGTTATGGTCAAGGATCAGGATTAACCAACCGTACAACTATTGGTGCTAATACTGGTTTTGAAACACATACACTTATTGAGTCAGAAATGCCACTTCATAATCACAGTGGTCAGATTGTATTTGGTACTGGTTCTGGTGGAAGTAGTGCTGTAACTATTACAGGAAATAACCCAACTGCCCAACCTCCTACTGGGTCAACTGGTGGAAATGGTGCACACAATAATATGCAACCATCTACAGTTGTTAATTTTATTATAAAGACTTAATGATATAATCAACTATTATGGAAGAAAAATATTCAATAACTTTTCCAACCGATACAGTATGGGCTTTCAATGAATACCCTGCGGATCCAATAGACTGGGGTACAAACGAATATCCCACTGACCCAATAGACTGGGGTATGCTTTATATGCTTGAAGAAAAATAATCACTTGTTATCTTTAATGATATAATTAGTTATTATGGCAACTAAAATTCAGGTAAGAAGAGATACTTCAGCAAACTGGACTAGTCTTAATCCTACCCTTTCTTCAGGTGAAATTGGATTTGAAACAAATACTGGAAAATTTAAAATTGGAAATGGATCAACTTTATGGTCTGCACTTGATTATTTTCTAGATAGTTCAGATTTATCAGGATATTTAACTGCAGCATCTGCTTCCACTACCTACCTTACACAAGCATCCGCTTCAACTACTTACCTTACTCAATCCTCAGCTTCTACAACATACCTTACCCAGACTTCTGCTTCTACAATATATCAGCCAAAAGTAGAAAATGTAGATAATACTGAAATTGGATATTTAAATAATGCAAGTGCTAATATTCAAACACAGTTAAATACATTAACTTCCAACGTAAATCTTAAAGCACCATTGATTCCTACCACTAATTCTCAGACTGGCACTACCTACACGCTTGTATCAGAGGACTTAGGCAAGCACGTTACTATGACCAATGCATCTTCTATGACACTTACTATAGCACCAAACTCCTCTCTAAACTTTAGTGTAGGTGCTCAAGTAACTGTCAGCAACCTATCAACGGTTCGTAATGTGTCTATTGTAGGAGGATCTGGAGTTACGTTTGTTAATAGTTTTGACAAGTTTATTCCGTTTGAATCATCAGTTATCTTAACTATGACTGCAGTTGATGTCTGGCTTGTTTCTCCGATGGTTGCAAGTGGTCTAGTGCCAATTGCGTCAGGTTCTTTTGGTGGTAATTCTTCTATTACATTTTTAAACTGCTTTTCTTCGCAATACCGTAACTACACAATAGAAGTAATGATTGAGAGCGTGGCTTCAACAATGGCAGGTGGTGGATTAACGTTCCAACTTTTGGCTGGCGGAACTCCTGCGGGATCAAACTACAGCTATCATCTAAACTGGGCTTATGGTTACGGCTCTACTCCATCTTTTAAGTCTTTTGCTGCTTCATCTGGTGGAGGCTCTGGTTTTGCACTGACAAGCACTCAAGCGGCATACCCATACTTTGTTCGCTGGGACATTGCAAATCCTTGGCTTTCGATATCCACATTTGGCATGAGTAGGGCTTATGGAGCAACCGCAGACGCTACAGAAAGCATATTTAATGGTGGTTTCCGTCATTCACTTACAGCTTCATATGACGGCTGCCTTATCTCAAGTAACGGTCCTACAATGAATGGTGCGGTTCGAATATACGGAAATAGGTTCTAGTATGGAAAATAAATTAGATAAACTAATGATCACAGTAGTTGACGCTACAACAGGAGTTAGCGAATCACGTCCAATGAACAATGAAGAAATCCAAAACTTTGAGGCAATTCGCACAGAAGCGTTGGAACACATTAAAAACCAAAAAGCTAAAGACCTAGTGAAGGCATCGGTAAAAAACAAACTGGCAGCTTTAGGACTTACTGAAGAAGAAATCAAATCAATGTTAAATTTATAATAAATATCTAATGATATAATTATATTACTATGTCTAGTATATTTCCAGGATCCGCTTCAGTAGGACAAATTTTTGAAGGATATACCTTTAATGGTATTGCTTGGGATTTAATAGGAAATGAATTTAATCCAACAACTTTTTCACCTACTGCCCCTGATAATCCAAAAGCAGGAGATTTATGGGTAGATTCAGATAGTAATGTTCCATCTATATCTAATGAAACTATTTTAACTATAGATTCTGCAAGTGCTACATATGCAACAAAAGCAGAATTAGAAAATATAGATGCACTTCCTATACAAACAGGAAATGCTGGAAAATATTTAACTACAAGTGGTTCAGCAGCATCTTGGTCAACTATAGATTTGACAAGTGCTATAAATACCGCTTCAGCAGCAGCAGTTACATATCTTGTAGACTCAGCTCCAGGAACTCTTGACACCCTTAACGAACTTGCAGCAGCCCTTAATGATGACGCAAACTTCTCTTCTACAGTTACAACCTCTCTTGGAAATAAATTAGATATATCAAGTGCAAGTACAACATATCTGTCAAAAAATGAAGCATCTTCAACATATTTAACATCTGCAAGTATGCAAACAGTTCCAGTATATGTAATGAATTCTGGATCAAGTGCACAAAGACCAGTATCTCCATCAGCTGGAATGTTTAGATTTAATACAGATTCTGGTTATCCAGAATGGTATAGTTCTGAAAATAATGCTTGGTTTAATTTTTATCAACAAGCAGTTTTTCCAATTCAAGTTGGGTATCTTGTTATTGCTGGC